GGCAGTGACGAGAAGTATTCGAAGAACAATTTTACCTTGTCCATCGCAGTCGGATCGTCACTTACGACTGCCCAAGCGAGCACCACGATGGGCGCCGAGAGAATTAAAAGTACGAATTCGTCTTTCCAGTCCGATTGACGTGCTTCTAATAATTTTCCCTGGTAAGCTTCCTCACCTCGAGCCATTTTTTCTGCATGCATCAATTGTGCATCAGACATAGCCATTTTAGTCTTTTGCCGGTTGGAATAAATTTTACTTCCAGCCTGCAAAGCTATTTTTGCTAAACTGAACCAAGCCATATTAATACCAAGTTGCTTTTACGGGTCTTTTATCTGGTCTCATACGCTTTGTACCTTTAACATCAACTGTTTGTGACTCAAATGGGTCAGTCATTTCAACTGGAATCCCACCTTGCTGCTCGCCTTTTGCGTTAGCACCAAGTTCAGGTACAACTTTTACGTTGTCTCGACCATTTTTTCTATTTTTAACCATAGTTAACTCCTTAAGTTATGATTTATACCTTTTTCTTTGGAAAGTTTCTACCAAAATCGTGAATTTTGCTTGCATCAGCCATTTGTTGTTTAGCTAAAGACACGCCAGCACGTAAACCTGCCAATTGTTCGTTCTGTTTTAGTTTTGCTTCTTGATTTTCTTGGTTCATCATCGCTTTCATCTTATCAAGATTCAATCTTTCTTGACCTTCCTCTTCTTTTCTTTCATTTTCCATCGCTCTTAGATCAACTTCTCTAGATTTTATCTTTAATAGTGGGTCACCAGCGAACTCACCAGTAATTTTTTCTTCTTCTTTGGCATAATCTTCTTGCATTTCTGCAATTAACATAGCTTTTCTAGATTCTATCTGATTTGTAATCTGTTGAACTCGTTGTTGCATCTGCATAACCTGTGGATTTTGCATCATTCCGGCCATCATCGCAGGATTTACAGCACCCATCTGTTGTTGGATCATCTGTAATTCTCTTAATTCCTCTACAAATTCTATTTGAACTTGTTCTTGTGCCATTAGACTGATGTGTTCTAAAATATTTTTTTGTATCGACGCCATTACAAGTGGATTATTTTGCACCATATTTAATCTCATAAAGTTTAAGTGAGCGTCAATGTGAGCTTTGTGGTCTTGACCAGGAAAAGCTTGAAAAGGTTTTTGTGACATAGCCATAATATGTTCTAATGCAGGGTCCATAGGCACTGGTTGTGGAGGTGGTGGTAATATTGCATTTACGTTTTTCACACCTAGCGCGTCATACATAGATCTATATGCTTGATATAGATTATGTATCTGAGGATTTGATTGCGCTAGTTGTAATTGACTTTGTGCCAAACTAATTCTCTGTGTTTGTGAGAATATATTTGGATCTGCAACAGGAAGTATATCTACTCTGTCGTCAAAGTCTTGTACTTTAATTTCTCGTCTTGCACCTGGTACGTCGTATGGATACACAGGTGGTAAGTATGTTTTAAATACCTCTGCTAATAATTTAAATTCTTGTTTTAATCCTACATACAATCTTTTGTGAATAGCTGACATGACTCTTGATCCTCTTTCAAGAAGAGCAACAGTTGTACCAACAGCAGCCTGTTGATTCATGTCTCCAACTTGCATATCAGATATTGCTGCAAACCTTTGTCCTGCTGATACAACAACACCCATTAATTGTAATAGAGTTGCATCAGGACCTTTAAAAGGCAAAGTCATAAATTGATCTTTAATGTTACCACCAGGTGCATCTACGTCTCTAAACTCACCAGGTTGTAATGGTTGTGCATCATCTCTAACTCTAATACCTCTAGATTTAAATCCAGCCGGTAAGTTAGCTAAGGTTCCCGCATCCAATAATTGTCTAAGAGCTGCTGTTGCAGTTCTTGTTAATCCACCAATCATGTGAATCAAACCAAATCCATAAAAACCTGTGCCTGGTAAAAATTTAAATTGCACAAAATAATTTATTTTATTTTTCTTTGGATCTTCTGCTTTGTAATTTCTTCTAATAGATAAAACTTTGTTGCCTGCTTGAGATACAGTTATAACATATGGAAGTTTTATTCCTGTCTCATTTCCACTTGCATCCACATCCTCATAACCATCAAGATCTAGATTTGTATGTATTTCATAAAGCACATATTGATCTTCCTGGCCATCTTTTGATATTCCCTCCAGTTGTAATTTTTTATCCTCTAGTTGATTCTCTGTTACTGGTGGATCTCCTAATTCTATATCTCTATAAAAACCAGCGACCTGTTGTTTTCTTAATTCATTTTCTGAAATTTTTATGACATGTATCACAGCTTCTGCATCCTCTAATGAGTTTGCAGAATATGGAACAATCAAATCATCTGCCGGTACAAATTTTGACACGGCTCTACCAATAATATCGTCGTAATAGACTTTTTTAAAAGTAGAGCCGGAGAGAGGGAGATAGAATAACATTTGATCAAACTCTGGTTCATACTCTTTCATCTGATCCATAATCTGATAATTCATAAAATCTTTTACACGTTTAGCCTGCTCCTCTTTTGGAACATTTACATCTCCTAAAATTTGAGTTCTCACTGGTCCGTCAGACGGCAGTAATTCTTTATAAGCCTGCGCTTGAAATTGCGTAACTGCTTCAGCAAGCACAGGGTGATTGACACCACTCGCACCTCTAAAAGGTTCGGTTCGTCTTTCGTATTTAAATCCTAATAGTTCTAATCCGTTTCGATATGTGTCTTCCCAATCGCCACGAGACTCTTTATATTCGTTATATTGATCCACCATTTTTGCGCCAAGAGGTTCTAGAATTTCATCACCTAGACTTTCTGCAAGATTTGCAAAATGATCTTGTATTGGATCTACTGCTGTTGGATCAAAAGATACTTCTGCTCCACCTTCTTCATTCATAGATACCTCAACAGGTCCTGTTGGAGTATCGATAACTTCAGCTGCCTTTGTTTTTTCAACCTCTATTATCTCTTCTTTTGGAACTTGTGTTTGATTTGTATTTGGTAATGGTTTATCAATCTCAGCCATTTGTTATCCTATTTTTTTGAATAAAGTTTCAACACCCGACCCACTGATATCAGGTATTTCTATTACTGTCAAACTAACCTGCCCACCATCTTTTAATCCAATATAACCACCGTCTGCATTTAAAGATCTTGAAGGCTTGCCACCTGTTTTTAAATTTTTAAGAATTGTTTCTAATTCTAAAATTCCTTGTTCAGTTGGTTTAATTAAATCATCACTAAGACCAACATTTTGTTTCATGGCCTGTGTAAGGCCTTTTATAAAAGTTTCTGCCATCTCTTTATCCACTCCCATTTTCACAGCCTCATCCATCATTATTTTATTTTGTTGTTGTATAGTTAAATTGGATTTTCTTAAATCTTTAGCCATGCCCAATAAATACGAAACTATATCTACTCTTGCGGACTGTGCAGTATTTTTAAAATCTTTTATTTTGTCTGACGCCATAATACCTTCTTCAATGTCTGCTTTCATAAATAATTTATTTGGATCATTTAAAAATTTATCTACTTTTTTAGGATTAAACCTGCTCAACATTTCAGAGGGTTTTTCTAAATTCTTTTCTTTAGCTACCATTTTTATTAGCTGCCTAAGCAAACCCGCACCTTTTGGAAGCGAGCCTCCCATAAACATACCAACTCTTCCTCCATCAGCTTTTTTTCCTCTTAATATTCTATTGGCTGCATCTATCATTCTTGATCTTTTTCCTCTACTTTTGCTTTTACCCATTTCTTTCATGAGTTTGGCTTTTTCTTTTATGTCTGCACTACGAGGTTCTAATTCTAAATCTGAATAAGCGAAAGCCCCAGCCTCCTCATCTAATAGTCCTACATTTACTTTTCCTGTGTTAACATCAATCTCTACAAAAATGTCAGGTCTATCAGGGTGAACAAATTTTCTAGTATCTAAAGTTTTTTCTATCTCATCTCCTTCGTCGACAACTTTTTTAACAGCGTTGTTAAAATAATCCATACCTCTAGATATGCCTTCTTTTGCAGGTTTAAGCACATTTAAATATCTATTCAAATTTGGACTTTTAGCCAACACTCCTAAAGCTTTTAAAAAACCACTGCTCATTTATTTAATAGGTTATATAGAAACCCCTCCTGATTTTTATAATTTTTGTACGCGTCATAGCCAGATAATCCAGCACCTAATAATAAACCAGGAAGGCCTAAAAATCTAGAGGCACCTGCAATCATTCTTGGACTCATGCCAAGTCTTAAAGCTTTACTAGTTAGACCTGGTCTGGCCTGTCCTACATTGCTTAGATTAAAATAATTACGTAAACCCTGCTTGATTGTTCTTTTTGGTACATCTCTAATTACGCCCGCACCTCTAGAAAATGGCTCCATAAAAGTTAATCCTAAAGCTGGTCCAAGTGGATCTGTTAATATATCTGTAACACTTTCACCTTCTTCCAATCTTTTTGCAGCTATAGGTCCTTCGAGTAAAGCGGTCATGGCTGGTGTACCGATTGTGGTCAACACTGGTTTTAGTGCACCACTGATACCTAACGCAGATCTAATTTTACCTCTGCCTTTTGGTAGAGGACCTCTTTCACCAACTCCTCTAGCAGTTCTATAAGCTCGAGGCACTTCTTCTGCAGCAAAAGCAAGTGACGTACCTGCTGTAACTTCTAATGGATTATCTTTTATAAAAGTTAATATTTGATTTTGAGTCGCGGGTTGATCTGTGTTTGAATTTACAATCGCACCAATATTTGAATCGTATCTTATAGGTGTGCCTATCTCTGGTTTTTTAACTACAAAATTTAAAACTGTTTTCTTTTGAGAATCATTTAACTCATCAAATGATTTATTGTATAAAATTTGAGCAAGATCATTTTTATCCATTATCTTCTCCTAGCTCTAGCTGCCTCTGTATAAGAGCCGCCAGATCTTCGAGAAGGAGAAGGTCTTGATGTTCTTGTAGGCATAGATCCTCTTCTTTCATCTCGAGGAGATGGTTTTTGTTTAGAAATTCTTTGAGTAATTTTTCTTGCTTCGTCTCTTGTTTGTTTAGAAGCTGCTTCATCTCTTTGTTTTCTTTTACTTAAAAAATCAGCCAGACTTTTAGATTGTCCAAAGTCAGATTGTCGTATTTTTTGATTAAAGTTTTTTGCACCCTTAAGCATTCTTCCCGCTTTTCCTGATGCTATATTAGCTCCAGCTCCTAAAACTTTAACCGGGGTAGAGCCTGTTACTAATCCTGCTAATGAAAGTAAAGTTGCTAGCCCCTCATCAATTTTACTAGGTGGTCTAAGATTATCTCTAAACGTATCATATATTTCATCAAAAGATCCTTCAGGTGTCTTAGTCCTACGCTCTTCAGAAAACTGAGCCATTGGATTTCTGCCGCCGCCTATAAGACCTATCTCTTCTGAAACTATTCTAGGATCACCCAAAGGATTTCCTCTGTCAATAAAATTTTCGTTTATTTCCATTCCTCTGTTTCTATCTGGTATTCCACCTGTAAGACCTGCTTCCTCTGAAACCACTCTAAAATCATTCAAAGGATTACCTCTATCAATAAAATCTTCGCTTATTTCCATTCCTCTGTTTCTATCCGGTATTGTTAATGCGACAGCTTCTTTTATGCTTGGTGCACTCTCTATAAATCCTAAATCTCGTGGTGTGCTTGTTCCTAAAAAGTTTTCTATGTCTAATGGTTCATTTGGATTAGCTGTTGCTGCTTGCGCTGTTCCCATAATACTTGGTGCACTAAAATTAGATAATCTATCATATAAAGGACCCGCAGCTCCTGTCATTCTTTCAAAAGCACTTGATAAAGGATTCTCTGCTCTAAAAGCATCTACAAAACCAGATACACCTGAGCCTGGTTGCATTCTTGTTGCAGCCTGTATTGCATCATAAAAAGGACTCATAATACCCGCTGTTGCAGGTGCAAGTATATCTTTAAAAACTCCACCAGGTAAATTTTCTACTAAATCTTTTGTTGCCTCTATATTGTAAGTTCTTTGGTCTGGAGCTGTTGCTTTTATTTGTTGAAAATTACCTTCGGGAAATAAAAGTCGTTCTATAGCACTTGCCATTATACCACCCCTCCATACATAAATCTTGACTCAGGTTTTCTCATTAAAGATTCTAATTCTCTAAAATAATTTTTATAAAAGTCCACATCATATTTAATGTCGTTAAAATCTAATTCTTCTTTTACAGCGTCTACAAACTCTTCACCCGAAATATAAAATCTACCCTCTTTTTGTCTTCTAGCCATGCCCATGATTCTCATAACATCCTCATCTGCTACACCCATGGCTTCTAAATCGTCAACGATTGCATTATTAACTTCTATCTTTTTGGCATTTATTGCACTTACAAAATCATCATAACCCATGTATTCTTCGTTAAAAAATCTAGGACCCTTATCAAGTTTCATCTCATCAAGTTCTGATAATAACTCTTGTTTAATTTTGGTATCCGCATTCATGTCCGCGGCACGCGCTAATGTAGTCGCGGCTCGTTTGCCAGGTTCTAAATCTAAAATCATTTTATCTTTATCTTGTCCATAAAACGCTGAACCTTTTTTATATGGTGGATTTTCTTTAAAAATTTTTCTGATGTCTTCGTTCTTAATACCAGCACCTCTCATTTTTTTTATAAACTCTGCTGCCTCGCCTCTATCATCAAATCCAAGACCAGATTCATCTTTTTTGAATAATGAACTAATACCTTCTTCTTTAGGTCCTGCTGGACCTAACTTTTCCATTAACTCACCAAAACTTTCTTTGCCTGTTAATTTTACACCACGTTCTTGTTCTACTAAATCTGTAAATGGTGTTTTAGTACCAACACCTTCAAGAGTTGTAACATTATCTGGTGCATCTTTTGCAAACTCGTTTAGAATAATTGCACGATCTTCATCGGTAACTGATTTACCTGAACTTCTAAAATAGTCCTCTACAATATCTTGAACCTTTGCAGTTCCAGACTTAATACCTTCTCTAAACTTAAGTATACTTTGTAATAATAGTCTTCTTGACATCAGTAATATGTTCTCTCCGTTCGTGGTAATGCATTATCTTTTTCATCTTCAGGGTGAGATACAAATCCTCCCTGTCTAAAGCGCATTACCGCTTGTGTTGTACTGTCCACCAAATCATCGTTATCTCCATACGGAAATGATGCACATTCTTCTATAACCTCCTCAGCGAACTTTTCATCCGGCGCCCATATTACACCCGACTCAAATAGCG